AGCCATATTGCTACCGGCTGTAATCTTTTCAGCCTGATCATAGTTTATGTCGTTGAAAACATAGTCTTTCACGGAGCATGGCAAGCCCGCAAGGCGACCATTATAGACATAGAAACCATTGGTCCCCATCCAGAATACCATATCATTAGCCGCCGCAACCCCGTTAGAGGCTAGAAGGGAAGTCAAGCCAATTTGGGCAATGGAGTATTCAAAGGGCGCCCCGATGTATCTCAGGGAATGAACAGCAGCGTCCGTCCAAACAAGGATTTCCTGCCTTGTTTCTAGGGCAGTCATAAACTCAGAACCGGTAGGAATTCTAATACCGCCCGCCGAGTTTAACTCAGTAGGCGTCCAATCAGCAGGGTTCTCAGTGTCGGACCATCGAACCAATAATCTATCTTGCAGGCCGGAAACAATATCAGAACAACCAAAAGCCAACACCTTCCGATCTTGGTCTGTAACCATAATTTGCCGGGAAACCCCTGGAACGTCAGATGCACCAGCAACGCTAGACAGTAAAACCGCCCTAACCCCCAAACCAGAAGCATTTGACCAATAGTAAATTGGCCCGTCATTGGGATTGATAACCAAATCCTGCCCAAAGTTATCAGCAGACCAAACCCTGAGTTTTTGCCCCGTGACAAGACCGGTAGCAGCGGAACCCCAGCCCGTTCCAGAATAGGCCGTAAGCGCCCTTGAACTAAGGGTTTGAGATACGCTTACCGTATAGGTTCCAACCCCGCCAGAACCCGTCCCTAGGGCCGTTATGTAGGTTGCGTTTGAACCCGGTGGGGATGCAGCTACACCCGTCCCAACAATCAACTGCCCAACCGCCAATGTGCCGGAAGCAACCGCCGAAACTGTTAGTGTCGTGCCGCTAAAGGAACCTGTGAAGGAAACGCTGCCCGTAATACCGCCCCATGTGCCAGCCCCCCAACCGTTGCCATACAATGTGGAATCAAGGCCGGTTTGAATTTGAAAGGCGGCAGATACAGAACCACCACCCGTAGCGTCAGACGTTGCATTTAAGGGAGAGGTAATGAGAAACACACTTGAATTGGTGACAGTGACAATCTCATATTCACCGTTAAGGGTCAGCCCGCCTACGGCGCTGGCGCCGGTAAATGTGACAAAATCATTCACCACCGCCCCATGATTAGGAATGGTGACAGTAATAGTGGCAGAGCCATTAACCGTAGTGAAAGGGTTAGATTGAACTATCGTGGTTCTGAGTGGGGTAATGTCATTAAACGTCCCGCCACGTTCAATGTAGTATTTCAAATGCGTCCCAACACCGAGGAAGTAGTTGTTATTCAAGTCAGTGAATGGCTTTAAGCTACGGCACACGCCGAGGAACGGTAATGATGTAGCTTTCTGCCATCCCCCAATTTTCTCAGGGGCGCCCGATCTAAACCTTACCTTATCAACCTCAGACCAAGAACCAGACGAAGCATAACGTGATCCGTCATGCTGGATTCCTGGGGTGAAGGAGAGTTTCTTTAGGGGCATATACCCTAAAACTCCCACAAGATGTTGGCTTCGCCAGCGTCAAAAGTATTGCTGCCCGTATTGGTTAGGCGTACCCGGTCCAATGGACCTGACAAAGACACCACACCCGTTGATATGGCGCCGCGAATTGCGTCGTTACCGATCAGCACCCCACGCGAAATCCAAACATTTCCTGAAACATTAAATAACGTTACCTCACCAAACCACGTTCGCGTTGCGGAATTAGTGTCCCGCGTTAAAATAAAGCCAGTAGAGAAATTTCCTTCAATGGTGGGATTGGCGAGGTCGCGGATAGCCTGCACGCCAGAGGTGTAGCCACTTGTTTTAACAGAGCCAGAACCAATCTGCATCAAGAAATTATCGGTGCCGGTCAGACTTACCCCATTAAAAATGAGCGTAATCCGTCGCACCCCTGCCGGAATGCTGGTGAAGTCAATCGCCGTGCCGCTTGTGGTTGCCTGCGCTGTTCCGCGCTGGATTTGCAGGGCTTTGTCATCCACATTCACCGGCCCAACCAGATTGATTGCACCAGAACCGGGGATGGTGGCGCGCAACACGCGGCGGTCTGAAGCACGCGAACCGGGTGGTGTTGCGGTAATCACCAAAGCACTACTACCGTCCGTGTTCACCGCCATATCCATTGACGAAACAGGCGCAAAGTTTTCATTCAGCGCTTGGATGGTGCCGGTTCGTGAATTTGACGCACTGGCGTCAACCGCGCGAAGATAAAGAACCGTGAAAGCCTGCCCCGGCACATTATCAAGAGCAGCGAATGAATTGCCGCCTGAATTGTTCACTTGGAACAGTCGGCTTCCGCCTGCCGAAATGTCCAGCACATTTGAAGCAGACTGATAAATCCCCGTATCCGTATCACCCGAAAACGAATAAGCAGGCGCGGCGGCGGTGCCGGAACCAACTGACTGTATTTGCCCTGTTGAATTGATAACCATGCGCGTAGCAAGTGCGCCATTCCCCCCTGTCTGGAACCCAATGCCGTTGCCGGTTTCGAAAATCCGCACATCAGCATCTTCACCAGCCGCGTTTTTTATATCAATGTATCCGCCACCGCCATTGCGCGTGATTTCAATGGAGCCGTCTTGGGTTAAGTTTATAGAATTGGAACCAGAAATATAAGAAAGAGCAGAGGCCGAAAGACGTAAAACTTCCGTGCCATTAGCGGAAAATCCTAATTCACCAGCCGTTGGCCCATAAATCCCCGTATCCGTATCACCAAAGGTAACAGAAGGGACAGCAGCAGAACCCTCACCAGCAGCAACATTAGTAGTAATGGTATTGGTAGCCGCGTTAAAAGGAACACCAACCGCCACCACATTAGTCGCATCACAATAAACTTGCTGCGTGAACCCGTTAGCAATAGTCACACCAGACCCAGCCGCAGTCTTAACCACCACACTAAACCCGCCCGTGGTGGCATTGCGGAAGGTGTAGGTCTTATCCGCAGTAGGGACAATTACATTGCAACTTGCCGCCAGCGTCCCGGTCAATACAAGAACCGCATTACGGGCTTCATCAGCCACCCCACTACCCGTGGTCAGGGTGTAACTAGCCCCTGAAACGGCAACTGACTGTACCCCAGCAATGGCCTGTTCCAGCAATGTGCCAAGGTTGTAATTGGCTGTATTGTTCCAATTAGCGGCCTGCTCACCAGCCCCAATCAATTCCAATCTAAGCGATGGTGAATAGGTAGAAGGCATGTCAATAAACCCTTATAATCGCCGTTTGGTCGGTAGCAGCCGGAAACCGAATCTCAAACGTATTGTTGGAAGCTACCCTAGTTATACCAAAATCCAGCACAATGCAGGCTGGATTAGTGTAGGTATGAACAGGGGTTGAATTGTAAATCAATGCGCCACGGGCAGCTATCGTAGCGCCCGCCCAAGACACATTGGAAAAGGTCACAATACCACTAGACCCAAACTCTACTGGATTAGATTGCGTCAACACTAACCCGCCCGCAGTATAACCAGACCCAACAATCTCACCCGTCGCGGTGTAAGCCGTAGTGCTGGAATTAAGGTTAGCGGCCTCAGTGTAAAGGGCTATCTTAAAGACATTACCACCAACCCGGAAGTCATGCGCCCCTTCCAAAAGCTGTTTCTTGAATGACGTGCAATATGCGGAAGTAATCATATCATGTCACCTGAAGGCGCGGAGCATCAATGCGGAAATTGTCTTTCTTATTAAGACCTTCCCCAAGGTTCTTCAACCTAGCCAGCACTTCATTATAGCGCGTTGTATAAAGCGCAATCAAGTCAGCATCGCCCTTCATGTAAGTATAGGCTTCAATCAAAGCACCATAAAACAATACACTCTCAGCATTTTCGCCAAGCCAGCTAGTGTTGGTTGTGACAATGCTTTCAGGCTCATAGAAGTAATACATTTCAATACTATAAGCAGACCCAGGAGTAGGGGCAAATGCCAGCCTATCCTCATCAATTACAGCATAAACCCTTGGAATCCCACGATAACTAACAACCGGAAAAGCCTCATTCAGATAGCCAGCTTCCTTTTCCAGAAGGTAATTGTAGGAACCACCCGTAATAACCGCCACGGCATAAGCGGAAAGGAAATCATCAGGAACGGTAAAATACTTATCATTCGCAGTCAGGGTAAAAGATTGAACCTTCCTCAGCGCCGGGATTTGAACGGCTTTGTAAATCCGATCCTCGGCCAAATTCACAAAGTCAGGAATAGCGGCAATAAACTCAGTAGAATAATTCTGAGTGTAGTCTTGCAACATACTCGAAAGTTCTGCGTAATTCATTGCCGATTACCTATTACTGATCGCCTTGGAACATAGTTCCTTTGGTTGCAGCGCCCGTGCCGCGAATTTTCGCGGTTGCTTTCTTGGGCGGATAATCTTTCGCCGTGGTAAAACTGCCAACCGACATTGAGATATTTTTTAGGCCACGGTTGTAATCTTCACCAGCTATGGGAAGGGGTTGCTTTTTGTCCATTATATCATTCCTTTTCAAAAGGCCAATTCAATCGCCAGTGCGACTAGGCCGCCGCCAACGCCTGCCCATAAAAAATCGCGGTAGGATCGCGGCAACCAGCGCCAAAGCGGAATCCGTTTGCTGCCCAAAGCGATTTCACTCTGGGCTCTCTCCCGCATCACATACATCAGGAACGCGCAGACGGCGGCGTTGCCCCACGGACCAAGATAGACCATGGCGAAGAACGTACCAACGATCAGCGTAATCAGTGCGGCCAGTAAAGCGTGGGAGAGGCCGGGCGTGAACCATGCGGGCTTGATCATCACAGACCCCCAAGGCTATCGTTGCCGTTGCCACCGAGTAAGGTGTCGTTACCAGAAGGCGGTTCCACAATAACCGGCTTGGGCTGGTGCCAGGGCAGGGGCAGCATAAGGGGCTCCGCTTTCTTTTGCTCGATCTGTTGCATTACCATATCCTCGTAGGCCGTGCGCTGATCGCCCATGGCGCCGTGAACCCATCCAAGAACCTGCGCTTCGGTCAGGTCATAGTACGGCGTGAACTCCGTCGCCGGGTCATAGACAAACTCCTGAAAGCCCGAAACGGCGGCGGCAATGTTTCGGTCCACCCCCGACACTTGCCACTCAATCCTGACGACGATGGCGCCATTCGGGCGCAGCGCATCAATCTCGGAGTTGCTGAGCGTGGCGAAAAGACTTTTGATTGACCAAGTAATCATAGGCCAGGGAACCTCCCACGGTTGGCGTTGAAGTTTTGCAAGACTTCGGACGGTAAAAGGGCGCGGTTGTAAAAGCGAGAAATCGCAACACTTCCGTTTAGCCATTGGTTAACGGTGTTTAGGCCAACGATCACACTAAAAGACTGAGCTAAAACAGCGATTGTTGTCGTTAGCGAAAGTGCGCCGTTGATGTAAATGGCCGCGTTATTGCTACCGGTTCCCGATACCGTCAAAACGGCTTGACGCCATGTGTTATCACCAACATTGACGCCAGTTGATCTTTCTGCCGCATTTCCCCAATCATAAGCGATTAGTACGTTATCCTTCAATAATAAACTTTGTGCTTCTTCTTTACCAAACAGACCCCTAAAAGATGAATTGGTGTTTGACGCCTTGAACCACACCTCAACGCTGGCGGAATTGTTTTGAAGGCTTGCAGCATTACCGCAACTCGCTGCGGAGTTGGTTCCATTGAATGTAATCTGCCCGCCATCGGCGGAACTGTAGCCAAAGCCGCCCGATAAAGCGCCGTTATTCCCGTTTCCTGATAGGTCCGTCCAAGCCGTGCCGCTGCCGGGATAGCTAGCCGCATTGCCAGCGTCCAAGTTCATAACAAGGCCGCTGGTGACGATGCCTGCAAGACCGAAGCGAGCCGCGTCGGTGTTGAAGTTTTGCTCTACTTCAGAAGCGGGAAGCGCGCGGTCATAGATGCGCGCGATGGCAACATCGCCCTGGAGGTATTCGCCCGAGCTTATGTAAGTCAAAGCAAGTTGAATAGTTGATGATGTCACATTGTGTCCGCTGCCCGGCGTGTCACTGGCGATCTGAGTGGTATTCGCGTAAATGCGTCTTGTAGTGCCGTCAAAATTCGCAGTAATCATAAACCAAGTATTCAGCGCCAAACTTGCGTTGTTGTTATCAGCCTCCAAATCATTAGCCCACCAATAATGCAAAAAACGCCCGACGCCACCACCGCCCAATGAACCGCCAGTACGCAGCGCGTTGCTTTGGTTTGTGGTGCCAAAACCGCCGATAGACATGATTCCGCCGAGCGTTGTCCACGACGGCAGGCGCACCCACGCTTGCAATGTATAAGGAGCATTCCCCTGCGGTACATTGATGCCGGTGGCCCGATCAAAATACCCCGTCGCACCGGTAGCAAACCACCCGCTTGAGTTCCATGTTGGACTATTTTGCAGTGTCAGATGGTTACCAGTGCCAGACAAATCAGTCCAAGCCGTTCCACTGCCGGGATAGCTAGCCGCATTGCCAGCGTCCAAGTTCATAACAAGGCCGCTGGTGACGATGCCTTGCGCGGAAGGTGTTGCCAGAAGGAGTTGCATCAGGCTCATGTCAAGCCGCCACCCGAGATAACAAAGGTGTTGGCTGCAACACAATACACTGTTGCCAGGCCCCGCTGCGCTAGAGTTCGGTTGCCAGTCGTCGCCGTTCCAACAAGGTATATGGTTACGCCAGCGCCTTGAGTGATAGTTTGATTGGATGCACTATTGTTCCAAATGCTGAAAACATCATTCGCCGCAAACACACCAGAGTTAATAGTCACACCCCCTGTCGTGATGGAAATGACTTTACCAAGGTCAGAAGCAGCAGCTACATACGCGGCTGTCTGATTGTTAATAGGTAAAGCCCGCACATTCCCTGAAACATCCAAAACTGAATTGAATGTCACATTACTCGCTGTTCCAAGACCAAGCGCCGTTCTAGCATTGGGAGCCGTGGCGGCCCCGGTCCCGCCTTGCCCTATTGAAAGGGGGGTAGTCAATCCACTCAAAGATGTAATGTCGCTATTGGCACCACTAGAAGCAACACCAGTCAATCCGGTTATTGTAACGCCGGTAATTGAACCACCAGTTATAGAAACTGAATTTGAAGCCTGCGTTGCAATCGTTCCAAGGTTAAGATTGGCACGAGCCGTGGCAGCATCACTAGCACCAGTTCCACCCTGAGCCACAGTAAGCGCCGTAGTTAAACCACTTAAAGATGTAATGTCACTATTTGAACCGCTTGAAGCAGCACCCAAATTTGCCCTAGCAGCAGAAGCATCACTAGCCCCCGTACCACCATCAGCAACCGCTAGATCAGAAATGCCAGTAATTACCCCACCACTAATGGAAACGCTATCAGCGTCCTGTTGTGCCATTGTCCCAAAGCTAGGGGGCATAGCATTAACCAAGGCAGCAAAGTTCTCATCAAGTTTTACCAACTCAACCGGCGTGGTTTCATTCGCAAATTGATTAGGAACAGAAGCCATGTTTATACACCTATTGACTCATTATTAACCCAAGATACTTGGACGCCAGATTGGTTTGTCCAATAAACCGGTTCACTTGAATTATTATACCACACCGCATTACTTGTTGGCGGGGGTATATTTACATTCACAATCCCTATAAGTCCAGTAGCAAATATAGCCGCATTCCCAATAGGATTCCAGCCAAATAAACTCCTGCCAGGGTCAACATCTGGCCTAGGATTGAGTAGCGCCACGGGATCATTGATAGGAAACCTACCCAACTGTAACTGCGGATGGTCCTCATCATTGCAGGCAGAACACACCTTAATGCCCGTTGGCTTCTGGTTCACCACCTGCCAATCTAGCTTCGCTAGTGGAAAGCGGAAATTACAGCGGTCACAGAACCCAAAAGCCCGCTTACCAAAGGCGAATCTCTGCGTCATATCCGGCTATAATTCCAAGGAACAAAGGTCGCTGGGGACCGTTCCCGATCCTCCTCAGCCGCCAATGCAAACTGCCGCTCATACTCAGCCTGTAGCATTTGAACCCGCCCCATGGCCTCTGGACGCTTTAGGGCAATCTGATAGGCCAAAGCAGCCGCTAGGGCTGGCACAAACCGAACCGGAATGTCCATGTTATCAAGCGCGTTAGTGGCATCCTGCATACGCTTTAGGCGCCAATACAATAGGGTATAGGCTAGGTCAGGAACCGGCCAAAGGATAAATGATTGGCTAACTTGCTTCTGGACGTAAATCTGTAGGGGCCGCCCTGTGGTTGCCTTATTAGGTAGGGTCGCATAGTCCGTCACGCCAATACGCGATAGCGGATAATCAAAGTTAGAACCCTGCCCAGCCAATCGAACAATAGCGTCCGTCACATCAATGTTATCAGCCGGAAGGCTATATGTAGATACATTTGGAGAAAGCGTCATAGACGCCTGCTCAACGGTCCACAGGTTCAAACCCCTGTTAGACCATTCAGCACTAATCATATTCAGGGAACGCCGGGCAGTCCTGTAGTCATAACCAGTCCGAGCATCAAGGCCAGCTTTTTCGTAAGCCTCCTCAATAAGATCGGCAATATCAATGTTCCAAGTTGACGTTCCGCTAGTAGGCATTACTTCTTCCTTGCAGCGCGTAAGTTATCAACCAAGTTTGGATAGGGGCGACCAGCCGCCTTAGCAGATGCCTTGGCAGAAGCCTTCTGCTTATCAGATAGGGGCTTAGGTTTCCCCAGCCCCTTTGGCCTTTTACGCTCCCAAACAGGCTTCACTAAACCATCTTCCCGCGCGTCTTACCCTTAATGGCGCAACCATCGCCACGGGTGTAAGATGATTTCACGGAACCACCGGAAGCCATCTTTTTGACTTTACCACCAGACTTCATGCGCGTTCCCTTGCGGGCATCCTCACGCATACGATTGGCAGTTTCGAAATTAGCAGGGTCCATCATTTGCTTTCCTCCAACAACATAACCAGAATCGCCTTCCCGCATCATAGGTTCTCGGGTAAGCGGATTAAGTCCAGAACGGTCCCGCATAATCTCGTCCTCAGTCATACCACGCTCATTAGGAACGCGCCTACGATTAGATGGCACCCTAGAAGGTGGACGAGGAGGAAGCGGAAGATCGTCCATTAGACAACCTTCCCCTTGGTTTTGCCTTTCATTTCAACACCGCCACCCTTGGCATACATCACCTTACCGCCCTTCTTCATCCCACCGGGACGCATGGCACGGGCAGCAAAACGAGGCGTGGACATGCCCGCTTTGTCTGGACCTATCTTCATTTTAGGCTTCATCATTTTCATCACACTCTCCTATTTACAAGCAGCCCGAATATGGGCGCGAAGTTCACCGTAATCCTCAATCATTCTAGCAACAATAGAATTGCTAGGCAAAGCCTTTAATTCAGCCGAAGCGCCCTGTTGAATACTCTGGCTATACGGGACAATACTTGGGCAAACCAAGGCCGTATTATGGCCGCAACCGGCCAGCATCACCAAACCAAAGATCAGGGAGTATTTCAAAACTTCCCCTTTTCAAGAGCATCCACAGCGCCACCATTCCCCTTGTATTGGGCGGCAGCCTCATTGCCCTTCTGCAAACCATCTAGGCTTCCCTGTAGCTGGTCCTGCCTAGCCACGGCCTTACCTTCACGCCGACCAGAAAGAAAGGCAGCCATCAAAGCGCCAATAATTACAGCAGCGCCAATGACATACGCCTTAATCTTGGCCCAAATAAACCCAATCGCAATCATTTTTTCCTCAACAAAACAATGGCAGCAAGCACCACAACAGCAGCCACAATAGCCACACCAACCCACATAGGGACGCCACCAAGGGCTTGTACCGCAGGGGCGGCAGTAGCAGCGGCAGCAGCAATACCACCATACGCAGCCACCGCAGAACCTTTACCGTCAGACGGGGCAGAAGGCTCGATATAGTTACTGGACACAAAGGAACCCTTAACCCACAAGCCAGCCTCAGCAGCGCGGCGGTTAGTTAAGCCAGCAGACACGTTCTTGCCGACTTTGTTCCACCTAGCCAATTCACTTGGAATAGCATCATAATTACCAGCGTTCAGCTTCTTCAGCAGGGTAGAACCCCGAAAAGCCCCTTCCCCAACATTGAAGCAAAATGACACTAGGGCGGCAAATTGATTGTCATTCAAGGGGACCGTGACAGCATTTTCCACACAGCGCCGGAACCTGGCCAAGTCACCGCGCAATAGGTTGACTGCCTCAGCTTCGCTAATGCTCATGCCTTTCTTGGCTGTTGCGGTATGACCATAACCAATCGTCCAAACTTTAGCAGGGCATAGATAGGCTTCCAAACGAAGCCCCTCCCATTGCTTAATAAGATTCAAACCATCTTGATTGATCTGCCTCATTTTACAAATCCCATCTTCCAGGCGGTTACAAGGGCGGTCACAATACCAACAACCGTACCAACCATCATAATAAATTGCCAGCCGCCGCTCAACTTATTAAGGGTTTTAATGACTTCATCAAGCCTATCATCTTGCCGTTCAAATCGAATATCCATATCCCGCTTCATATCACTTAAACGGGATTCCATATTTTCCATTTTCGCTGATAGAGAACCTAGGTTCCTTTGGATTTCACCTTCGTTCATGTCAGCATTTCCAGGCTCTAAGGCTCTTATTGATTCGAGAGTTAGGGTCATTGGCGGTTTTGGCGCTAGTTAGTTTCTTCTTCATACCGGCCATTCTGGCACAGAAGCTATCACGCCTAGAACCACCTTCAGGCTGGGGCGCCTTCAATCCAGGCTTATCGGGATTGGCTTTATTGTATGAAGCCCTCCCCTTAGCATTAAGCCCCCCGCTTGGGCTTTTGCCTTCTTTTCGCTGCCATGCCGGGGTTTTCATGAAGTCCTCCGCTGTACCGGAAATGGTGGTTCTACAACGCCATTGAATAAGAATACATTAGTTACTTGTGGACCGCAAACACCAATTACTTCAATTACAGGTGGCGGGCCACCTGAATATATCAGTGTAGCATTGTTGCCGGAATAATTATAGATGCCCCCGAGGGCAGTTAGTGTGTACGCCTGAGCAGGAGCATAAACCAGATTGGCATCGTTGCCAGAGTACGCATACGCCGCTCCCTCAGCAACGAGCCTGCGGGCGTATAGCAGATTTGCGTTGTTGCCAGAATAAGTATAGGTAGTTCCATCCGCCGATAACGTGAAAGCACGAACGGGCGTATAAACCAGCGAAGCATTATTGCCAGAGTACGCATACGCCGCTCCCTCAGCAACGAGCCTTCTGTTGTACAGCAGGTTGGCGTCGTTTCCTGAGTATGAATATATCCCGCCGCCGATTTGAGTTTGGCGGTTGAAAAACAGATTTGCGTCATTACCTAAATATGAATAGGCTACACCCTCCGCGACGAGCCTGCGGTTGTATAGCAGATTGGCATCGTTGCCAGAATATGAATAAGTCGCGCCATCTGCTGTTAATGTATATGGAGCGCCGCTGCTAGGCGCAGCAATCGCCGGAACTCGGATGCGCAACGGCATCGCCTAGTCTCCGATCAGCGGCGGGCGGTTCAGGAATGGGTTGGTGGTCACCAGGTCTGGCGCGTTTCCCCATTTCCACGCGAGATGTCCCAACACCTTCATTCGGTTATCTACCGATAGCTCGGCACCATTCGTGATAATCACTTCACCTATCATCCAGTTCGTGTACCGACTGAACATCGGCGATGAGCCGATGTAGAGCGGCGAAGTTCCTAAGTTAGTGCGTAACGTATACGTCCCCGTGTTGCTGCCGTCCGGCTTGCCATTTTGCAGACCAATCATCGCGTTGTTTTGATGGACGCCCGTGAAAATATACGTCCTATTTGGTAGGTAGGTGAACGCCCCGGTGCCGTCATAATTCGGCTGTCCTCCCGCTGTGTTCGTCGAGTATATCGCAGACTTTCCATTGCTTTTGATAAGATCACTCCACCCGGCAGTCGTGGGGCCGGCTGAGGTAAAAAACTCAAATAATGAGTTGTAGGCGTTGGTGAATGCCGCCGCCCTAAATACAATAAACGAAGTAATGGGGTACTGGAACGCCCAAGACTCGGGTGCGCGTTGCAGCGCCTTGGCGGTACCGTCGAAGGACATGCTGCCAAGACCGTTTATTCCGTCAAGGCGATACGCTGGCTGGCTGGCACTCACTGACTGCGTGAAATGCCGAGCATTTCCGCTCTTGTCGCGCACTTCGCTGATGCCTGTCGCCAAGGAAATGGTGGAGACATCGGCCCAGTCAAGCCACAGCGCAGGCCGCACCAAGTCAGGCGTCCACAACCGCCCCTGCAACTGCGCTTCATCATACCGGCTGACCCCACGCGGCATTTAGGTCACGTCCTCATTCCACGGACGCACATAAAGCTCATTCCCGGATGCGGCCAGTGACACGCCCGCGTTATTGACCACGCTAAACCGCATGGAGAATGGGTAGAGCCGCACCATATTGATAACCGCCACCTTAGCGGAAGCGCCGGAGGTAAGCGGAACGACATAAAGATCGCCGCCGATCCGATCCGCCACATCAGTGCCGTCATTCAGGGTGGCGCGAAGCGTGATAGATCCGCCAGTGCTAGGTGTAATGCTGCCCAGCTTTATGGTCACAACGCCGTACAGATCGCGATTTGTTGAATTGTCATAGGTGACAACCGTGCTTTCGCTGCCATTGGCCAGCGAATTGAGCGTTGTT